TCTGCAGCAGCACCCGGCGCTCATCGTCTGGGTTCAGCCCAGCAGAGGCCAAAGCATCCATCACGGTGGCAACGGTCTTGCGCTCTACGCGGCGATCGGCGGCAGCATCCGAGAAGTGATCACGCAGCCTGGGATGATGCGTCAGCAGCCAGGTTGCAGCCCAAGGGTTAGGCGGAGTGGAGGTGCTTCCTCTTGCCGCAGCACGCAAACCAGATAGCAGGTTTTCGCACTCTTTGGCATCCGCCAGAAAGATAGCTTGCCGAAATTGACACTCAAGGCTGTCTGCTTCTTTGCCTTCCGCGCTTTTGAGCCACGTGAAAGCTGTTCTGCGGCCAATGCCTAGCTGATCAGCGATCAACGCCATCGGGAGACCTGCTGCAGCCAAGGTGCCAGCTCTTTCCACCAGTTCGGGTGTGAGCTTGCTTGGGCGGCCAGCAGGCACGGGTAAGGCGGCGTTGCGGTCGCGCACAGTCTAAGCCATTACTGCCGTTTGGGAACGGCAACGGCTAACCACGCGATGAAGTGACCATCACATCCCCGTTGTAGCGCCCAACCTCGGCATAGGACGCGTGTGGGGTGGAGTCCATGCGCATGAACTTCATCTGCCCGATCTTGAGGCCTGGGTAGATGCCAACCCAGTGGAGCTGGCGGACGTTTTTCAGCTCTAGGGTGAGGCGTGAACCGTTCCAGCCGGGGTCGCACCATCCGGCTAGCAGGTGCTGCAGACCTTCGCGGGCGCGGGAGGACTTGAGCACGAACTGTGCGGCGATGCACTTGGGCAGGTTGAAGATTGGCTCACCTTCTGCGAGCAGGAACTGCCCAGGCACCATGCGGTAGGGGTCGTCGGCTGTGTGATGGGCCATGCAGTAGGGCACAAGGCCGGGGCCCTCGGCGGACTCGATCAGGATATTCGAGCCCAAGCGAAGGTCCAGGCTTGCTGGGTTGAGAAGGGCGGGATCAAAGGGGGTGACCATGCCGGCTTCGCAAAGGGCACGGATCTGGAAGTCAGCGAGAATGGTCATGGGTTTCGTGGATGGTGCGGGCTTGGCGCTGGGCGATCTGGCGGAGGTCTGCCCAGAACGGTGCTTCGTGGTTTGGGGGAAGGATCAACGCCTCACGTGTGCCGTTGGTGGTGCGCACGTTGAGGATCTGAATCCCCCAGCCGGGTTGCTTGGGGGTTGTCATGAGTAGGTAACCGGATCGGCAGCGGACTCAAGCCGCTCCCATGCGTTGGTCATGTCTTTGCCGGTTTTCCAAGCGAAACGCCACTGGGTCGTGTGTCGGTTATGCAAGGCTCGCAATCGAACCTGGCCGTTCGCAATTCGATCAACCTGCCAATCCTTTCCCCGAGGCGACCGCCAGATGTCGCCAAGGCGGAAGCGGTCGGCGGTTGGCGGGTCGGGCGAGCGCTGAGGGCTGTGAGGAATGCCGATCATTGCGCCACCCCGTCAAGCCAGTCGGCGGCAACGCTGCCCTCGGGATCCTCGCGGGCGATGCGTGCCTGCTGCTGCTGGAGCAGGGTGGCGGCGAGAGCGCATTGATCCTGCGAAAGCCTGGCTCCGCCTCCGCAACTGGCTCCCACCGTAAAAAGGGTCGCCAACTCCCACACCTCCGGCGCTGGCGGGGCGGCGGGGTGCGCAGCCAGCACCGCCCGGATCCCCCTTAGGTGAATCTCATCGGCCGTTCCGCCCTCGGCCTGGCAGGCCCGGTAGAAGGTCTGCAGCAGCTCTCGGTCTTGCCCCTTGTGTTCAGGGTCGATGTAGCTGGGAGGCAAGGGCGGCGGGGCAGCGGGTAGAGCCCAGCGAGCAAGGACGGCGCCCAGGCCTGCCAGCGTTGCGCCGCGCTCTGCATCGCGCTGCCAGTTGATGTGTTCTGGGCCCTCGTGGCAGTAAGCACGGCGAGCATTGCAGTAGACCCGCAATAGCTCTTTTTCGTCAATCTTGGCCAAGCCCGGCCCATCTCCCTCCGGCTGGGCCAGAGCGGCGGGAACTAGCGCAGTTGCCCACCAATCCATAACAGCACGGCCAATTCTGTATTTTATGGCGTCAAGCGTGTTTTCAAGTGAGTCACAGCCGTGCTGCGGAATCCACCATTGCACCTGCACCACTTGATCGCCGCCGGTACCTGGAGCCGGATCGTCCGTCGTGGCTGCCTCGTATCCCCCGTTTGGTGTGACTGCTGCGGTCAGGCCGTCGCATAGCCGCTTCAAGTTTTCGGGCGAAGTGTCAATCGATAGATTTACATTTAACGAGCTTTCCCCCTCCGGCTGGGCCCGGGCGGCGGGGCGCAACGCCTCAATCGCCGCATCGGCAATCTCCGCCACGCGATCGTCGTCTTCGGCCACCAACACAAAATCATCGGGGCCCATTGTTCCGAGTTGCCAGGCCACCCATAAGCGGGTGCAGTCGTACGCGTCGCCCAGCGCCTCAGCCACGGCTGCTTGCACCGCTTCGCGCTGCTGATCGTTGATCAACCCGCCCGCAAGCTCCGGCTGGGCCAGGGTGGCGGGCGGCTGCCACATGCTGCCAGGGTGACTCAGGATAGCCTCAGCAAGGTCAGCCGCCCCCTTGGCGTGGCTGCCATCAACCTCCCGGATAATTGCAGCGAGTTGGTTGATGTGGCCAGGGTTGGTGCTCATGGTGCCTCAGCAGTGGTGGTGGTTTGCTCTTCAGCCCGCAAAGCCCAATCCCACGGATTGCGGTCGGCATCGATGCCACAGTGGAACATGTCGCAAAGCATTGAATAAAGCTCAATCTTTTCGGTAATTTTCAAGTCAATATGGTCAAGCTTTCGGCTTTTTAGCTGACGCTCAAACCACAGCTCAAAGGCCACAAAGTCGCGCCAGTGTTCGTCTACCGCGTCACCTTTGCCCCATGGGCTCACCGGCCAGTTGTGCCGATCCGGCCAGGTTTCATCCCATCCGCAGCTGCCTGGGCGGAAACTGGTGCAGCTCTCGCCGGACCGCCGGAAGAACCCGGCGCGATCGGAGTTCTCCCACCAAAACCGGCCGATCCTACCGCCGTAAGAGCTGATTTCAATCATGGCGCCTCCGTTGTAATGGTGTTTTCAACCTCGCCAACTGGGCGGCCCCTCAGCCAGGCCTCAACATTGGCGAGCACGTCGGCTGGGACCAGACGACTGCCGATCGGGTGCCAGCGGGTTTGATCCCAGGCGTTCAGCGTGGGCATCCAGGCCGCGCACCGGCCTAGCTCTGTCCTCTTCTTGCTGTAGCGGTTGAAATGCACCAGCCACTGCGATTGGGGTGCAAGCGCGGCGGTTGGGCGGGCGGTGACCACCAGGCGGCTGGTGCCGGCGGGGCCGTCGTACAGGATTTTGCTGTTCATTCGACCACCTCCTCTCGGAGATCATTCGCAGCGCGGACATACCCTTCAAGATCAAGCCATACCGCCACCTCGCGGATTGCGGCGCGGGCATCAATTGATGGGTCGTCGTCTCCAGTCATCTGTGCTGCCACCCTCTCCAGCAACCCCCCGACAGGCGCGGCTGGCGGGGCGCCCTCGGGGGCGGGATTGGCGGCTGGGGGCTGGGTGGCGCCGTGCTGGCGGCCAAAATTGTAGACGGCGCGGAGGCCAGCAGCAGCCGCGCTCTCGATGCCCTGATCAGCTTTTAGGGTACCTTCGACCGCTTCCGCATAGCAGCGCACCAGCCCTTGCTCCGTGACCACCGGAGCATCCTCGGGATCGGGAACGATTTCCGTAGCGGCAGGGGCATGGCTGGCGGGCTGCTGCTGTGCAGCCTCCAGGTTTTGCAGACGGCGCTGAAAATCGCAGGATGCGCGGCGCATTGAGGCCCAGGCTTCTGCATCGAGCTGGCCTGTTACCTCTAGGGCATCTAGCCGCTGCATCACGTGCTGGAGCGCCATGGGCTCAGCAAAACCAGCCGCTGCTGCTTGGTGCAGCCAGGCAAGGGTTTCGGGTGAAAGTGGTGTACTCACGGCTTCACCTCCAAGGGCAAAATGCGCACTTCCATGCCTTCTGCCAATAGCGCTTCGGTGCGCTTTGACGCTTCGGGGAACAGCTCAAAGCGCTCTGTCCCGATTAAAGCGCGACGGCCGGGGCCAGGTGTGCGCTTGCAGTACCAGCTGACTTGAATCATCGAAGGGGATCGGTAAAGGGGTCTTCGTAGGTGATCACGGGAGGAGTATCGGGTTCCGCGTGGCCATTGGTAGGCAGCACCGGTATCCCGTTGAAGACAGGCAGACTGCCTGCGTTCCTAGCTAGGAAGTCGGCAAACAGCTCGTCATCGCTGAGAAGTTGAGCCCACTCGCCGCAATACTTATGGGGCAGCACCAACGGCCAACTAGCCCAGGCTGCTTCTTGCGCTGGCTTGGGGGCATAGCGATTGCAGGTGCCAGGCTCATCGTCTTGTTCAAAGTAAAACCGGCAGTTGGCGCAGCAGGGCACTAGGCCATTCGTCTCACTCATCGGGCTGACCTCGGCGCAACGTCGCGTTGATGCAGGAGTTCCTGGTGAGCGTCGCGGAGGGCTAGTGCCTGGCCGAAGATGACGGCCCCCAGTAAGAGCAGGAGAGCCAAGACGGCAGGCTCTACTCGGCAATCGGAGGCTTCTCTGCGGGGCGTTGCCTGGTGCAGCGCTGCGTGATCCACAGGACGAGCAGCGCGGCGGCGATAAATCGGGGGAAGAGACGGCTCACGCAACTTGCCCGCAGAGGCTGCTGATGGCTTCACAGCGAAGGACAACGGCGCCGGGGTAGCGGGCCTCAAAGGCCTGTTTAGCGTCGTGGGTGCTCCAGCCGTCGGGCGTGATCCATTCGGTGTGAAGGGGGGCGCCGGCCTGGAAGATGCCGGGAAGGATGAAGTTCGCACTGGTCGGATTGTGATAGGTGAGTAGAAAGACCATGGATCAAACCAGCTCCTTACCGGTACAGGAGGGGTAGGCCGGCAGGTAGCAGGCTGGCGCCGGGGGTGGTAGCGATGCGTTGGTGAGGAGGGAGCTGATGGTGTAAAGCCGCCTGCGCCAATTCGCCACGGCTAGGGGGTCCACCGGCTTGCCGTCTTCGCGGCTGTTGTCCTCAAGTGCGCGGGCCATGGATTCAGCATCAGCTAGCAGCTGATCCAGCGCGGTGGCTACCGGTTGCTGCCGGGGGGTGTGAGTGATCGCGGGCATTGGAAGCGGTGGGTGCAGTTTGGGAAGCGCAGCACTCAGGCGTACGCGAAGGTCTCCTCCACCGGCAGAAGCACGGTGAGGTGGTAAGGGGCCTGGGTTTCGTCGTAGCTGGCCAGGGTGGTGGCTAAGTCTTCGGCGTCGGCGTAATCGCCGTTGTCTTCGTTTTCGACGTAGAACCAAGGCATCAAATCATCACCCTGCCGCTCACTGACTGTGGTGCAGAGCGGGTGCTGCTGGATGGTGAGCAGAGCGTCGGCGAGAAGATCGGACATGGTCGGTCGGGTGGTGGTGTGGGGTGCCAAATAGGCCTCGGCGGGCTGTGGGGTCAGCCGACGTAGGCAGAGGAAACGCTGCTGGGGATGCCGCGATCTGCAAGGTGGCTGTTGAT